TATTAGTAATTTAATACGCAGTAATCCATTGCAATTGTAATACTTAAGTCTACTACAGCATCAGAAGTCCAATCAAATTGACCGAAGTCGGCATTTGTAAGGAATGCTCCTTTGATTTGCCACTCTCCAACGATATCGCCTACTGGTCCTAAAACGTTAAGTGTTAAATCTTTTTTGTAGAAGTCAGAATATCCTGCACGTCCTGTTACTGATTCGTAAGATAAACGAGCCCATTCCATTACGGCTTGTGCTCCAGAAGGTGTAATTGGATCATATAATGTCATGTCCATGTTACCCCATTCTCTTTTTCCACGAATCTTTCTATATGTGTTGATGTGATCGAGTTTGACTTCCTCATCCTCGAAGTTTGGAGCTGTTACGTTTTTGATCATAAAGCTAGGAATATTATCGATATACATTACGAATCTATTCTGTACTTTAGGCTCGAAAGCTCTAAACATTATTTCATTTGGATCTAATACTGCCATTGTGTTACTTTATTATAAATATTATAAAATCAAAATTATGCTCCAAATGTTGCTCCTGTTGGCTCAATTGTAAAGTCAAGAACTATAAATTCAACTGTTTTAGCTGGTTGAATGTAAATCTGACCAATCAATTGGTTACGATCAATTACATCTGGTGTGTTGTTAGAATCGTCCATTACCACTCGGTAAGCATAAAGACCTTGTCTTTGTACTACTGATTCTAGATAAGGATTAACCTGTCCTAAGAATGCGTTACGTGTAGTATTTGTATTTTGTTCGAATACTAACGTTCTAGAAACATCTCCAACAAATTTCTTAAGATCGATTAACAATCTACGAACATTTACTCTGTCAAGAGCTGAAGATTTTTTCTGTAATGTTTTTTGTCCAAATACGTTAATACCTGCTCCTGGGAAGGTAGCTATTGGGTTAACGTTAACATCATATAAAGTATCTCTTTGAGATCTTGTAAGTTTTCTTTCTGCTTGAATTACGTCTCCGATTCCACCTCTAGTTAAACCAGCAGGTGCAAACCATGGTGCTGCTGCTCCATCTGTAAATGCATATACTCCAGGAATAACAACTGATGCTGGTATCCATTCGTTCTTACCTGTAGCTGATTGAGTTTGTAACCAAGGCCAGTAAGTTGCTCCATAAGAACTATTTACTGAATCGGCAGCGGCAGCTGCGTTAGCTACACTAGTGCCATAGTTTACTAAATCTACTACTGCAATACAATCTCCTCTTTCTTCTGCAAGAGAGATGATAGAATCAACTTGAGTACCATGAGATGCTCTAGTCAAGCCTGGTACAGATATGATATTAAATACATACTCGTCTTTATTTCCTAAAAGAGAAATTGCATTAGTATAACATCCTCCTGTTAATCCTTGTGATCTAGTAGAGATATCACTAAAGTAGTTATCTCCTCCTACTACGTTAGCACCTGTAGCGCTTTCGAATGAACCAGATTGAGCAATTGGAAGTGAACCGGAAGCAGATGCAACTCTAATAGTACCATCGTTTCCGATATAGTTTAAAGTTTGACGACTTACACTAGCTACTCTAATATACTTAGATCTATTTACATATTCTCCTGTAGAAGAGACAAATGCTGGGTCTTCTGAAGTATTTAATGTTTTAGTCTGGTTACCGATTACTTTTTCAATGTAGTTATCAGTTTCAGGATCTAGAGATAGATTTGTGAATGATTCTAAAACTACTTTGTTTTTTTTGGTTATCATCACCTCTACGGACGTTAAGGGTAAATGTTCCTTTTGCGTTACTTACGTTAGCAATTTCCCATCTTAAGTTATCTGCGGTTCCATTTACTAGTGATCCGTCACTATTTTCTGAGCCTGAGCTATTATAAATTGCACCTTTTCCTAATGTCTGTAAGGTAAACGGTGTTGAGCCCCCATCTGAAGAAGCTGAAATATGTGTAGCATCTGCGGCACCAAATGAACCTGTTACAACACGAGTCATTAAGACTGAGTTACCGCCATTACCGAAGTAGGACTTTACTGCAATGGAAGTTAAAAATTCTTGTTTAGTTGAGCCAGAAGTGAAAGTAGTTCCAAAGATTCTACTATACTCCCCGTAAGAAGTTACTAGGGTAGGAGTTTCTACTGGTCCTTTTACTGCTGGTCCAATGATTGCTGCCCCGGCTTCAAGTGCGGCTGGAGCGATAAAAGATATATCGTTCTCTCTTGTTAATACACCTGGGGAGATTAATGTTTCTGCCATGTTATCTAAGTTAAATTATTGAGTACTTTTATAAATATCGTAAATAGAACGAAACCCTATGTAATACCTG